GGTGAAGAACATCTTGCAGCCATTTTGTCCAGCGCGATTGTCGTCCAAAGGAGACCAGGAAAGTCCAGCTATTCCCGTGTAAAACTTACTAGCTTTGAGCACGAAAGTAGTTTCCATATCAAACCGCACAAAGCGATAGTCGTTAAAGGCCATGTTCTGAATGTTGTTGGTTCCACCTGTTACCAGGATATCAAGGGGGGTAGTCATCTTCATGATGTTCTCGCCCACCGCCATATCCGTGGTCCAGGTAAAAGCTTTTCTCACAACCTTTGTTTCAAGTCCAGATCTGAGAGTAGCAGGAGGATCATTCACTTGCATAGATAAGTTAGCAGGTGAAGTATTCGTAGTACTAGTCTTCTCAAGAGTGTTCTCGTCAACCATCAGCTTCGTGTAAGTGTTTGATTGTCCTTCAGTTCTTTCTCCAGCGGTCGCAGTCAGGTAGTTCGGGGGGGTTCGGGTCCTATGTCGTACAAGGTCTTGTAATTCATGATAGGTGGTAGAAATCATGTACATGGCGATGTCGATGTCTTTCTTCTTCCAGGCCTTAGTGATAACGTTCTTGTAGGCAATGTATGTTTCTTTGTCCCACAAAGACGCATATTCAATCACAGAGAGGCACTCAGGAAGAATGGTCTTGTTGTCATTCCGGGTGTATTGAAGAGTGTTTTGCAGCATGTCCTTTTTGGGGGCACCATGCCAAACACCCCTCACGAATTGGGGGCAAGCTCCAAGATAAGTAATCTGGCTAAAAGTCCTAAAGTCTGGTAAGGGAGCACCTTTCACATCAGAAGTGTATTCTTGTGCGAGGTACTGTTTCAGTCCTTTTTGTAACTTAGTAGCAGGGTAGTCATACTTCTCGTGGATCTTGGCGATGTGGTCGTCACCTAGGGTCACGACTCGTGCTTCGGTGTTGAAGTCAAAGCTTTTGATCTGTTTCTTCAATGTGTATCGCAGATTGATCTCGTTATCGTTGCAGTTGCACAACCACAACCATGCCATCCCAGAGAGGATGATGAAATCAAACTCGATCTTCTTGTTGTTGAAAACGACAGGGGATTGGAAAGAGTATTTCCAGAGATTGTCCCACATGCCGTCTGTGTATTCGGGTCCTTTGAAGAATCGTTTCATAAAGCTAAGATTTGCACGAGCCACTTCCTTTCGGGTCTTTCGGTCAAAAGTCTTGTAGTCTCCGGCGAGGTAAAAGTCTCCTTTTACTTCATCCAGGTAATCTTTCATCAGGTTCATGTCGACAGAATATTGGTTGAGTCCAACAGAAGGTGGAAGTTGTCCAGCCTTCGCTTGGATTGCAGCCATCATTCTGCCTATCAGCATGCGAACAATGATGGTAAGTCTCACGTCTCCACAGTAGATAACGCGAGTCTTTCCTTCCTTGATCTTTTCAGGTCGTTGTAGTTCATCTTTCAAGTATGCGACGAAGTCACTTTCCACAAATTCACCTTTAATGAATTTGTAGTACATGTCCATCACCTCATCCTTGAAAGCGGGGTCGTAGGTCAGCACTCCGTCCATTGAGATTTGGAAGAGGTCTTTCTTCCTAATTCCTCTGAAGCAGTAAGGTGCTCCGGCAGATGTTCCAGTTGGTATGTGGGCCATCTCTCCGGCGACACCTCGAATAGCTTCTTCAAAGGTGTAGGGAGTGAAACATGTTCCAATCTTTCTAGAGTAGCTAGAAAACATTTCATCCACAACCTCATCAGCAGTTCGTTGATCCCAGTCGATAACGGTTGGCTCCTTCACATCGTTTATAACGTGGTCATAAGGATTACCGTTACCTCTAGGATCGGAGGCAGTCAAAATCGGGGGTTCTTTGTTGCATTCATTGAAACCATGTGCAACCAAATCTTCAGCTATACAACTCTTTTTCATGGAGGAATTGAGAGGTATAGATGGGATCTGGTCCATTGGTTGATCGGTGATCGCAACAATGTTCGTTCCAGTGGCTGGGCTAGCTACAAATTTGTAGGGAGCCGTGGCCACAAGGTCTTGAACGCGGTTGGGTTTGGGCAGCATCTTTCCAGAAAAGATATCCATAGCGTATTGCACGTCTTCTTGGAAGATTGGTGTAATATGTGATCGCGGATTCTGGGATTCTTTACTAGATGCCACAACCATTCCTGCAACACGTCCATTGTAGTGACCTCCGGTCAAGCGTATAACTTGACCACAGGCACCAGGGTCCAGTTCCATGTCGATGAAGTATCCATACTTTACTGCAAACAGTAAAGCAAGGCTTTCTCCATCTTTGTCTTTCTTCAGGATATGTTGGTACATATCTTTAGAGTAGGCAGATACGCGATGTATCAACGCGGGTTGTCTATCAATGTTTGCATTTCCTTTGGGGGAAGTGCTCCAGAGATCACAGACAGACGTCGATATATTCTCGTATTCACCTGCAGCTAAAAATTCCTTTTTGGGCAATGTCGAAAAGACGAGAGTCTTGTTGGTAAAACATTGCATAGCCATCATATCAGGTCGGTCAGGGTAGTGGTAAATAGCTTTGTTGTTCCAGGTTCCAGGGTATTTCTGTCCTCTGTAGGACAGAACGTAGGGTGTTCCATTGGGAACTTCTTCTCCACGCAACCAGTGACGGTAGGTGACTAAGACGTTTCCAATTATGGGTACAGCAAGGGCTACTGCTCCAAGAGAAGGTATTTCCAGACAAGCATAAGTGAACCGCTTCATAGCGGATCCCCTATTTGTCGTGGCTGTCAATACCTCGTTTCCTGCAGCATACATGTCGTAGTGGGTTCGGGGGGTGACACGGTTTCCAGGTTGCTTGTTTCTTGCACGACCACGGCGGTGGTCGGAAGTAGCAAACAATTGGTCCGTGTCTTCAACAATCTTTTGGTCTTCATCATCAGAGTTAAAAAAGTTATAAACTCTTTCAACTCCGTGGTAGATTAAAACACAGGCAGTTCCCAAAAAGATAGACTTCATGGCGTTTCTTTTGAAGAAAGCAATAGGCGATCGTAACATCGCTTTGAATTGTTCAAAGAAACTAAGTGTAACTTTTTGGTTTTGGTATTCATCCTCGAAGTAAGGCTGATATGCAAGTTTGGGGTCATTCATGGCCTTCTCAATCATAGCAGCCTCAGCTTCTCGGTCCGTATCATCATCAAAAGAGTATTCAGTGTTTTTTCCAATCCACTTAGTACTCCATTGGGTTCTTTGCAAGAGATGAAAAGTGTCTGAGTAGTCGTTTTCGTGTTGTTCAACAGGTCCTTCGTCTACAAAGAGCTCTTCTTCTCGGTCGGTCTTGGGGGGGGGGGTCTTTCCGTTCTTGATTTCGTCAAAGATTGACATGATCTGGTCGCGCATTTCCGCTTGGGAAACGCCTGTCTTGGGGACAGCTTCCAGTTCGTCATTCTTCTTCTTGAGCATGAGTTCGAGTTTTCTGATCTTGTCTTGCTGCTCAGCAGCAGCTTCTCGAAGTTCATCAATCTCAGAATCGTCGTCATCAGGTACGGTATTTTCTCGTTCTCGTTTGCGTTCACAGCGGCTTTCCTTATGAGTAGACCAGCCACAGTGTTTGCAAACATCGTGTATGGGGGTTCCGTCTTGGCATTTGTTATCGTAATTCAGTTTGTCATCCAAAAATTTTGACACCTTCATTCCTAATTCATATTGTTCCTTCTCAGGCATATGAACAAGTCTTGGGCATCCTTTTATTCGGTCTCCATTTGGAAAAGGTACATGAGTATCAGATCCACATACACAGCACATTGTGAGATCACAATCGTGTGATGTGTGTTTGGTACTCCTGCACTTATAGCAGCGGTTTTGTCCAGCTCTGGTCTTCGCGACAGCAGTCTTGGCTTTACTGTTTTGAGGTAAAACCATGATCATGTCTTTCACGTTGTTCAGAGCTCTCCTTCGTTTCTGTCGTTGTTTCTTGGTCATAGCTTCGGTCCAGCCGTCGCCACCACTACTAGAGGGTTCTCCAGTAGTAGCAACCAATCCTCCCATTCCAGCAAAGAATGAGAGAACGCTTTTCATGAAGGGTTGTTTCTTGTTGGGAACTCCGACCACTGTACGGTATGATTCGGTGTACAGATCATCAAAGTTCCTCAGATCTTTCTGGAGATTTCTAGCTTTTCTAAACTTCTCACAAATTTCTTTGTGGTCAGCGTAGCGTTTGGCTAAAAACCTTATCAGTCCATCATAGTTCACAACGACACCAGTGTCGTCGCGAGCTCTATAGTCCATGTTTTCTTGTCCAGGAAGAATCCTAAACTGCATCCATTTCTTTTCCTTCAAATCCTCCTCAGTTAACTGGGAGAAGTCGATGTTGTTTCCGTCTCGGGTGATGTTACATTTCTCGGGGAATTCGATTTTGATGACATAGTGTCGTCTTCGTTGGAAGGCGTCTATGCCAATGCATTTCGGTTTGTTGTAAGGGGTGTTGTTAATGGTAACAACAATGTCAGGTTTAAGATAGGTACCTTTGATACCTACCTTGGGGTCGTCAGTCGATGCCATGTTGGGCATGAAGGGGGCAGTGCTACACAAAAAGAGTAGCTCTCTTCCTACAAGCTTATGTCGTTCTTCGTCGTTTCCAATAAACAATTCATCATAGATGAATGCTTTTTGATTATTGGCTCCGTCGAAAAATTCAGACATGGCGGGTCTCAGGTATTGGTCTTGGTATTTTATGTTAAACGCGTCGTTAATGATTTCAGGGACAGTGTTAGATTTTCCCATTCCAGATGGGGCACAGACGTGAATTGCAAAAGGCAAATCACGTTGTAAATCTTTTGTCCTAAAAGCACACATTGTAACACAAAGTTTATGCATCTGTTGGTGAAGATGCACTAACCAGTTCAGTCGTTGTCGGGGGCAGTATTTCAAAATTCGGGCACCTCTTCTCATGAGCTCGCTAGCTCGGTCGAAGTAGTCGTCGTTGGTAAGGGCTTCTACGTTTTTCGAGATACGCAAGATAGCTTGCGCCTCAATCTCGTAGTCGTCGGCATCAAGGTTGGCTTTGTCAGTTCGGTTTCCAAAAAGTCGAATCATCATGTTACTGATGCCAAACGGTAGCAAGAAAGCAATCGTTTTGGCAAAAGATAACACAAGTGTTCCAGCACTAACAATGGTTAGTAGGTTTCTGCATTTAATGGCAGTGTCTTTGTAGACATTGTAATCAAATTTTCCGCATATACCTGTTACTAACGCCATTGTAGCGTCAATGTATCCAGTAACCTTTTCACTAAAGTTCTTACGAATTTTCTGAAAGCGGGTGATAGGTTTCGATTCAATCTCTTCCATCATTTCGTCAACAGTCTTTTCGGGTTCTTCAGGTTCGGGTTGTTCAGGTTCAGTCTCAGTCTCGGGGTCAGTCTCAGTCTCATTCTCAGCTTCAATTTCGCAATTTGCAGAGTCGATTTTTCCACTATCGGCTCCGGAAATATACGAACTAAGGGCGCGTAACGCGGCATATCCTAGCAGTCCTATAGCAGCAGCAGCTACTATTACCATAACAATTGTAGATCGTATTCCAAAAGCGCTTTCAACAGCGGCAGACATGTGTTCAACTGGTTTTAAAGCAGCATTCCACAATCCAGACAAAACTCCTAAAAATTTTTCCCATATAGTCGTGAGGCCAGAACTGCCCCACGCATATATAGAGAAAACTTTTTCTTTCAAACAGTTTACAACAGAAGTGAATCTATCCGTTGCAGAGTTCCAAGTCTTTGATAGAGTGTTTTTGAGCAAGTCATACACTCCAGCAATCCATCCTTTTTGTTCGTTGTCTTCTCCTTCATCAGGGGTGTGATAAGCAGAAGAAGACGAGTCGGGGTCAAGAGATGTCGCAGACATAACGTCTGTTTCATATCCATATTCTTTTCCAGATAGGACCCATTTGCAGCGTAAGGTAACAGCTACAAAAGGGGCCAGGGCAGAGCGGTAACTCTTGTTCAATCTACACATGTTCACTATGATAGCGAAAATGTGAGATTTTGCAAAAGTTTGTCGTAAAAGTTCAGATCCAATGCTATCGTCATTTTGGGCTTTCGGGCTATGTAAGGGTCCTTGAAACCATGGAAGGGCGTGGCGATTCCATGAAATGGTTTCAAAGGCTTTATCACATATTTGTTCAAACAGGCAGGGGTACTCTCTGAATTTCTTCATAAGAGTTTTCATACAGCAGGCGTCGGCAGATTCAGTGACATTAACAAATCGTTTGCAAGTTTTGCAAGTGCGATCGTTATCGTCAGCGAAAATTCCACCAACACAGCATTCTCCATCAAGCCATTTGACGAGGTCAGCAGGTTTATCAAAGGCAGCTTGGTCAAGGCGTTTCAAGGCTTGATGTGAAAGTGGATTCTTCATAATAAAATGAAGAGTACACGTTCCGTCTCGAGTCTTGTTAACAATCATTCGGTATTCTTCAGCACTTTCGGGGGAAGAGACGTCAAAGTCTCCAAATCCTCCGTCAGTAGCTTCAAGTTGCATCCATTCGTTCAAAATTTCATCGGTGACATACTTCTTATAGACTATGGCACCGTGATCAATTTCGCGAACTTGAACAATACCTTGTGCAACACGTCCAGCAGGGACAGTTTCAAAGATATGGTCGTTCTCGTGGGGTCTAAAGATTCGGGGTTCTCGTCTCCAAAAATCATTGTAACGTTCGCTTTCGCTATAGGTACAATATTT